GGATTTGCCACGACACTGTCTCATCTGAAAATCCGTCCATGAATTTTCTCCTGTCCAATGCCATGGTACAACCGCATAATCATACGCCGAAATACCCGTAAAATCAGGTTGGAGCGTTTGATATATAGTATTACAGCACAAGGCCGCCAGCCTGAAAAATAGCCGGTGGAGTTCTTGTGCTGTTTTTTGTTATATTAGGAGAAAAGACATGAGTATATGCAGTAATATCCGCAAAAACATCGCCCGTAAACTTTTGGGCAAGGAATATGTTATCCTCACTTCCGAGGAATACAATCGCATCCACGCTGAATTCAGACAAAAGGTTGCCGAACTGGAAAAACAGCTTGAATCCGTGTTGATCGACGAAGCCGAATACCGTTTTCTGAAACACTTCGCCGCGACACTGGTGATGCTGGAAAAGAGACTTCACGATTCCGACAACGCGGATGAAATCCTGAAGGCAACTTTCCGTACCGCCTGTGAATTTTATGATGCCGATTGGGCAGGCTTTCTGGAACTGGACATGGATGCCGGTCTATGGTGGCCGCTTGACTGGTTCTCTGTCAAGAACAACGATATGACGAGAACCTATCTGAATGAATTTGAAGCGGCGGCAATCGTTCCACGCTGGATTGCCGCCATGAAGAACAATGAAGCCATTGTGGTACAGAATCGGGAAGATATCAAAAACGACTATCCGGAAGAATATGCCCTGTATGAACGTGTGAAGCTGTATTCCGTGATTGCAGTACCGGTAAAGCCACGTCCGTGCGGATTTCTCGCAGTCCGGAATCCCAAACGGTATGTCGATAAAACTCTGGTTGATCTGCTTCAGCTTCTTGCTTTTGTTACTCTGGTGAATATCAATGACAAGATGTCCAAACGGCTCATACAGATGGTAAATAAACCAAGAGAAATCAAGAACGACAACGATGTCTATTTCAAGGTATTCGGAAATTTTGAACTGCGGACGGCTTTTGGTACCCTCCGTTCCAACAGTATGGATCGTAATACATCGTCCGTTCTTCTCACCTATTTGGCTCTCCGTATCGGAAAGGCAACCACATCCGTAAGACTAGAGAGAGTTTTCTACCCGGAAGAAAAAGATGCAAAAAGCAAAGTGTACAACATTGTTTCCGGTGCCCGCAACGATCTGAAAAGTATACAGCTTCATGATTTTCTGCCTCCTGCCGGAGTAGAAGGATATCGTTTCAACAGCAAGTATCACATTATCACCGACCTGACCAGATTCGATGAATTGTTTGACGATATTATCAACAACAGCACCTCTTTCCGGACATATATGAACTGTGTGCAGATTTTTGAAATGTACAGCGATGACATATGGCTGGATGTGGCTGACGATGAGATCACGAATCTGCGGTTGTATTATCATCAGAAATATTTCGTCGTCCTCGAAAAACTGCTCAGTATCCTGTATGAAAGCGGGGACTATGATGGTGTCCGTAAAGTTGCTGAAAAAGGTTTACTGATCGAACCGGAACATGGCGAGATGTTCTACTGGCTGATTTCAGCCTACGATAAAATGAATCTTCCCAAAGCATCAAGAGATGTACAGAAAATGGCAAAAAACTGTATGACTGCCGAAGAATACAATGAATTGACGGAACGACTGCGTGATAAAAAATAAGCAGTCGGAAAAGCAGATTTTCGCCCAAAAATCCTGTATATTAGGTTTTTTATAGGTCATTTGCGGTTGGGAATAGGTTATTTATAGACGAATTTCATTCTGTTAGGTTTTCCATAAGTTCCCCGAAAGGTCTTATATAGGTCCGAAATGTAGACTGAACAGGCAAAAGAAAATTGCCAGTTCAATCCAGCATGGAGGATCGGATGTCCCCACATAATCATTTGCCCCCTGCGGCAGCTTTTGCAAGAAATTGTGAAAGCTGCCGCTTTTTTTATTTTGTCGGCAGGATTGTATTCCGATGCCGCAGTCCTCCGCTTTTGAAATTTGCTTCAAACCAAATTTCAAAACAACGGAGGATACAGAAATGTACGACAAGAGGAGTCTTTACGCCCTCAACAAAAATGACCCCGACGGAATTATTTCCATCGATGCTTACGGAAACATTACCCGTCAGACAGCCGCTGACTTTGCAAGCGAAGAAGAATTCAGAAAAATCAAGGAATGGTCGGATGAAAATTACCGTCTCATGGACAACGGTGACAGCAACTACAGCAAGCGCAAGGTTTCTTTGGAACGGCTTCCCGATAATATGGCTGCCGCTCCGTCCATTGAAGATGATATGGAAACCGCTTGGCTGGAACAGAAACGTGAAAACATCCGGATTCTTCTGCTGCAGAGTGTAAATCTGAAATTATCTCCGTCGCAGAGACGGCGGTTATGGCTGTTTGCTGTCGATGGTCTGAAAGAAGAACAGATCGCTGCGGCTGAAAATGTAACACAGCAGGCGATTTCAAAATCCATCAAGTCGGCAGGTAAAATTGTCGCAAAATATATTGTAAACAATCTGTGAATACGGGTTGTAAAACTGCAAATTTCAGACGATGAGTGAAGGGACAAATATTTCCTTTCTCCGCATCACGCCGGTAACAGTTTAACTCCGTCCGATGTGCAGGTTCTTTGAAAATTTCATACCTGATCCGGATAACAATTCCTGTCCGCTGTTGCCATGACGTTCGCATTGCCGAAACGAGCGAAACGGTCAGGAAGGAAAACTCCCCACCAGCTACCGTCCGAGCGTGATAACAACCGTCGCAGGCAATAGGGTGAGAGGCTGTACAGGTTAAGTACAGGTGAAAGACGAGTGCGTATGCAGTCCGGGGAAGAACAACATCAAAACATAAAGGAAAACAAAATGTCAAAACAAGATAAATACAACAGCTCCGGCTGTCTCGATCTGACGGCATACAATGCCCTGCAGAAAATCGAGCGTGATGAAGCCGGACTGAACCGACATCAGCGTGAAAAAGAGCGCATCCGGAAACGCCGTGAACAGCGGCTGCGGAAAAAGCGTTCCGGTAAACGCTGATCGTCAAACTCACAAGTCATGGGCAGGTATTCCGATTGGGTACCTGCCTATTGTTGTGAGCTTGAATTATGGAGGAAACGCACATGAAAACGACAAACGAAACCATTGAACGTGAATCACTGTGTGACATCCGGGATGTCCACATCGATCCATCTCTGCCGAAAGAAAAACGTATTCATGAATTTCTGCGGCAGATCAGAAATCCCTATTGCTTCCGTCACGGAAAATACACGGTGACGGTCAGCTTCACGGAAACGGATGTAACGCTGGAAGACCGACTGGCGAGCTATATTGCATCCAAAGCCTGACATCCTCGACATACAAGTTCATTTCGGATATACTGTTGTCGGGAGTACAAATTCACTCTCTGTTCAGGCATTAACGAAAGACAAGGAGAATGCAGAATGACAAACGAACAAACAAAAATCTGGAATGCAACGCTGTATCTTCGGCTGTCCCGTGAAGATGGAGACAAAGAAGAATCCAACAGCATCACAGGACAGCGGGAACTGCTCCGGGACTTTATCGCAAAGCATCCGGATATACAGGAATATACCGTCCGTGCGGATGACGGCTGGTCCGGTTCTACGTTTGAACGTCCCGATTTTCAAAGAATGATGGAGGATGTAAAAGCCGGACGCACCGACTGTATTATAGTGAAAGACCTTTCACGTTTTGGTCGGAATTACCTTGAAGCTGGAGAATATATCGAAAAAATTTTCCCTTTCCTCGGTGTCCGCTTCATTGCGGTCAATGACAATTATGACAGCAGTGCTCCGAAAAAAGCAAACGATGATCTGATCATCCCCTTCAAGAATCTCATCAACGAAGCATACTGCCGCGATATATCCGTGAAAATCCGCACACAACTGGATATCAAGCGTAAAAGCGGACAATTTCTCGGTGCATTTGCGACATACGGCTACATGAAAGACCCGGATAACAAAAACAAACTGATCGTGGATGAATATGCCGCCGATATTGTACGCGATATTTTCAAATGGAAACTGGAAGGTGTCAGTCCCCGGGACATCGCCGACGTACTGAACAAACTGGGGATTCTGTCTCCGGCGGAATATAAAAAGTCCCTCGGTTTGAACTACATCACGCCGTTCAAGCAAAGCGAAAAAGCAATGTGGTCGGTCAGCGCGGTTCTGCGGATTCTGAAAAATCCTGTGTATACAGGGGTATTGATCCAAGGGAAAGAAACAACGCCCAGCCATAAAGTTCACAAACGTATCCGGAATACACCGTCCGATTGGGTCATTATCGAAAATAACCATGAATCCATCATTGCAAAAATGGTGTTTGATACAACGCAGAAGGTTCTGTCTCTGGATACCCGTAAGGGCAAGGAAGAGGATGTGGTTTCACTATTCTCCGGGATGGTGTTCTGCGGGGAATGCGGTGCCGGCATGGTTCGCAAGACGGTTCCCGCAGGCGGCAAAAAGTACAATTATTACATCTGCTCTGCACATAAACAGTATAAATCCTGTACTCCCCATCGTATCCGTGATACAGAACTGGAAGCCATTGTACTGCAGACCCTCCAGACCTATATCCGGCAGGTGTTGGAGCTGGATGAACTGCTCCGTATGACCGACACGGCTCCGCTGCGGACAGCCGAGGCGCAGAAACTGCAGCGACAGCTCGATATGAAGAAAACCGAACTGGAACGGGCAAACAAACTTCTCATGTCCTTATACGAAAACTACACAGAGGGTATCATCACCCGTGAAGAATACAGCCGCATGAAGCAAACCTATTCCGACAGAACGGAAGAACTGGAACGTCAGCTTCATGTACTGCAGGATTCACTGGTCAGTATCCGTGAAAAATGCTCCTATGAAAATGAGTGGATCGCGGAATTCCGGAAACATGAGAATATCACTGCGCTGGAACGCAACATCGTGGTATCGCTCATTGACCGTATTCTGGTTTATGCGGATCGTCATGTGGACATTGCCTTCCGATGGAAAGATGAGTTTGCGTGGTATACAGAGCTTCTGCATCGTTCCGCAGAAAAGGAGGCTGTATAATGGCACGGACAAAACGTAAGATCAATCCCATACTGCCTGCGGAATCTGTGCGGGAACCCGTCAGTTCTCCCGCATACCGTACAGCAGGTTATATCCGCTTATCTCTGGAAGACAGCGGAAAATCCGGTTCGGATACGCTGGAAAGTCAGAAAAACTATGTAAGCGATTACATTTCCCATCAGCCGGACATGGAAATGACCGGGCTTTTCTGCGATAACGGATATACCGGTGCAGATTTTGAACGTCCGCAGTTTGAAAGGATGCTGGAAGCAGTTCGGCGCGGAGAAATCAACTGCATTGTCTGCAAAGACTTATCCCGTTTCGGACGGAATTACAAGGAAACCGGTAATTATCTGGAACGTATTTTTCCGTTTCTCGGTGTACGGTTCATTGCTATCAACGACAATTTCGATACCCTTACGGCGGAACGGAATGAATTCGGATTCATTGTACCGCTGAAAAATCTGATGAACGAAACCTACAGCCGGGACATTTCCAGAAAAGTTTCATCGACACTGGAAGCCAAGGAAAAGCGTGGAGAGTTCATTGGTGTGTATCCTACTTACGGTTACAGCAAAAGTGAAGCGGACAAGCATAAACTGGTGGTCAATCCAGATACGGCTCCTGTGGTACAGCAGATATTCCGTTGGCGATGTGAAGGCATGGGATACGGTATCATTGCAAAAAAACTGAACGATGCCGGAATTCCGTCCCCCGGTGCATATCTCTGGCAGACTGGTCTGTCAAACCGCGAAGATTACCGCAAATCGCTCTGGTCTATATGGAATATCAAGGATATCCTGCAAAAAGAAGAATACCGCGGGCATCTTGTGCAGGGAAAACGAACCAATGAAAGCTATAAGAAAGTCCGTAAAGGGAATTTTGCTCCGGAGAGCGAGTGGCGAGTCTACCGGAATGCCCACGAACCCATTATTGATGAAGAAACTTTTTCCATCTGCCAGTCAATGGCGCAGGAGAGCAAAAAACAATACCAAGCGATGTGCGGCAAATCCCCCGTTGAGAGAACACAGAATTTATTCTGCCACCGTATTTTCTGTGCAGACTGCGGAAAAGCATTGAGCAGAAGACTGGTATATAACAACTGGGGAAATGAAAAACTGTATTATTACAATTATCTCTGTACCACTTCGGTCAAAAAAACGGGAGCCTGTACCCCCAAGAATCTGATGGAAAAAGACCTGTTTGCAGTAGTCACCGATTCTGTCCTGTGCTACATAAATGCAATTACGGAACTGGAAAGCAGAATCCGGAAGATATGGATCGACCGGCAGGCAGCCAAAAGTCAGCAGACTGACATACAGCTTACGGCAGTACAGCGTGAAATCGACCGTCTTCAGTCACTCCACGATGGTCTGTATCAGAATCTTGTGGATGGTATCATTACCCGTCAGGAATATCTCGCCATGAAGGAACAATACATGGATTTGCTGCACAAAGCGAATGTTCGTCTGGAAGAATTGAACACGGAACAGAAAGAAACGATACGGTATGCTCCCGATAATCCGGTCTTCTCTCTGAAACGGGAATTGCAGACAGGAGAAACCTTATCAGCTGATCTTGTCAATACACTCATTTTAAGGATCGATGTGGGAGACAACAACAGAATCCACATTACCTTCAACTGTCAGGACGAATTTGAAGCACTGCGGAAATATGCAGAGGAGACAGAAGCAGAATGAAAATCGCTATCTATATCCGCCTTTCTCTGGAGGACGGTGATTTGAATACGGATGGAAAAAATGAATCCGAAAGCATCACCAACCAGAGAAAGATGCTGACGGATTATATTTATTCTTCACCGGAATTTTGCGATGCGGAAATTCTGGAATACTGTGATGACGGTTACAGCGGAAAGAATTTCAATCGTCCCGGTGTGGAAGCATTGATATCTGCCGCCAAAGCAGGTGCCATCCAGTGTATCATCGTAAAAGACCTGTCCCGTTTTGGACGCGACTATATCACTGTAGGCAACTACATTACCCGTGTGTTTCCGTTCCTCGGCATTCGGTTTATCGCAGTTAACGACCAGTTTGACAGCAAAAACAAAGGAGATATCGACAGTCTCGATACCTCCTTCAAAACACTGATATACGATATGTACAGCCGTGATATTTCCGCAAAGATACTCAGTGCCAAATACAATCTGGCAAAGCGCGGCGTGTATATCAATCCCGTTGCGCCCTACGGTTATATGCGCGACCCGGAGGATAAGCACCGTCTGATCCCCGATCCTTCTGCTGCCGATGTGGTGCAGAGAATCTTTATGCTTGCGGCAGATGGGATGAGTACCGCGAAAATATCCTGCATCCTCAATGCTGAAAACATCCCGACACCCTCTGCGGCAAAAGCGGGAACCTCCAGTGCCCATGCGAACTGGGCGGACGATTGCTTCTGGCGGCCGGCATTGATTCACACAATCCTCCGGGATCGGCAGTATATCGGCAGCAATGTATTCGGCAAGCGGAGAAGGAAACAGATCGGTCAGCACAGACAGTATATAACGCCGCCGGAAACATGGGAAGTGGTAGATGACTGTCATGAACCTCTCGTATCCAAGGAACTGTACGCACGGGTACAGGAAAAACTCGGCGGCGAGTACCAGCCCGATCCTCAGCATACCTTGCGTGATATTCCGCTTCGGAAAAAGGTGTACTGCGGTGTATGCCATCGCGCCATCATCCGCCGCGGAACAAAAAATGCTTACTATATGTGCCGAACAGCAGATTATGTTCCTCACGAAGAGTGCAGCAGAGAGAAAGTGTACGAAGCGGAAATGCTGGAGATTCTGAAAGATACGATCCGTGTCCATATCCGGTATGCGGTGGAATTGCGGAATATTCTGGAACAGCAAAGAAAAAAAGAAGCGTCCAGACTCTCATCAATGAAAACAGAACTTGGACGCCTTGCGAATCTCATGGAACAAATCACCATGCAGAATCAGAAGCTGTATGAAAATTTTGTAGACGAAAAAATCAGTCGAGAAACCTATACCTTGCAGAAAACGGAACTCCTGCGGAAACGAACGGAAGCGGACACACGGATGAAAGAACTGGACGAAAGCATCCGCTCCGCAAACGGTACCTATCCGCAGGCGGTGGAACGATATTGCTCCTACAGCGGACTGGACGAACTGACCGATGAAAAAGCGGCAGAACTTCTGAAACGGTTTACCATCTATCCCGGCGGAAAGATTGATATTTGTCTGGATTATGCGGATGAACTGATGGAATTGTATGAGAAATATGGGTGTTAGGAAATTGTTTACAAATAAATTTTTAGTCCTTACTTGACAGCGGCTGACCTCCGACACACCTGTGCATCGCTTCTGGTCTCGCTGGACGTGAATATGAAAGTCATTCAGAGATACCTTGGCCACAGCAACATGAGCACGACGGCTGATATCTATTCGCACCTTGATGCCAATGCAACAGGCGAAGCCGGTATGAAGCTCGGCAAGCTCCTTGCTGATGACGAGAGCGAGGTGAGCTGATATGATGACGCAAGAGGGCGAAATATCCTTGGAGCAGCTCTACAAGATGCTCCATATCAGCAAACGGAAAGCGGCATGGATGCTACAGAACGGCATCATTCCGTGCCGCATCCGTCCCACTAAGACACACCGATATGCCATACGGCTTGAGGATGTAGAAGCGTATCTGCAGAAGAAACGAGCAGAGAGGCGTAAGGAGATCCCTGTGGGGTTCTTCAACGCCAAGCCGACGAAGCAAACGGTGGTACTGCATAACCATTATCCGATAGATACCGTGAGGATTGCAGACTGCTATATCAAGGTGGCTGACGAATGCCGAGATGCATTCAGAGACCACGTGGAGAAGCGGCTCCGATACTTTCCCGACTCGTTCACTGCGGATAAAGCAGCTGACATTATGGGGTACGCCAAAAGCACGGTACTCGCATATATTCAGCAGAAGCGGATATTCGCCGTTCAGATCAGCGGAAAGTATATCGTTCCCAAGAGCGCACTCGTGGAGTTTCTTGTCGATGACTTCGCCTTTGAGATCGTCCATAAATCGACGTGGCATATGAATACGATACTGCTCTTTGTGGAGAAGGAGTAAAGAAAAGGCACAGCCAACACGAATGTGAGGGCTGTGCCTTTTAATGAAAATATGTTTAAGATAAATGTATTATCCTCTCCAAGAACAATGCTCAGGAGAACACATATCCTTATCGTGACTTTCAAAATTATAAACATTTCCGCAATGTTCACATCTGTAAATCACAGTATCATTTTCGCAATTTATACATAGACCACGCAAAAACTTATTCGCTTCAAGGTTACAATTGTCGTAGATTACAGTATCTTTCCCACAATAATTGCATTTTACAAATCCAAAGCAATTAGGATTGTCAAACAGATTTAAACACCCAAGGCATTTATTTATAGGGAGAAATAATGTTCGGCCACATATTGGACAAAAATAGACTTCGTCATATTCTTCTTCAACCATATTTTTCAAAGCATGATAATACTTAGGGTTGGTTAATAACTTTGAATATTCTTCTTTGTCAATTATTTCAACAAAGAAAAAACGATTTTCCTTTTCTATTTCGCTATCACTCATCAAAGTGTGCAGAATCTTTACGAGAATATGTATGATATCATCTTCTAACTCCGATTCTTCTGCCGAAGAAAAGTTATAATCGAAGTGAACCAACTTGTTACGATATTTTTGGAATTTTTCCATATATGCATATTCTTCGGATAATGCCATGTTTTCATCTTTTTTTGATTTCAAAAAATTCTTTGTGGCATCGAATTCTTTAACCCTTAATGAATTACTATTATAAGCATCAATTATTTCTGCATCAGTTGTGCTATCCGTAATTTTTTCAAAAATAAATCTAATACCGTAATCACGTGCAATTTTGTATTTTATCGCTAACTCTAATGACATTTGCAGAGTAACTATCGTAAGCATTTTGTTGTTTTTCGATTCCAAACCTTCATTAAAGTGATGAATGGCTTCGTTTAAAAAGATTGTTGAGTTGCGAAAAATTTTTCTTGATATTGAATCCAAAGACATGAGACTAAACCTCCATTCATTAAAAGTAAAGCCCAAATTAACTATATAAGTTAATCTGGGCTATTTGGCGGAGGGAAAGGGATTCGAACCCTTGTGGGCGGGTGCCCAAACGGTTTTCAAGACCGCCTCGTTATGACCACTTCGATATCCCTCCGTATATGAACTGCCGTTAGGCAGATATCATCGGATATT